TATATCGTGTAAGTGGACCATTAGAAGCGATAGGGCGCAGAATGCTCGCTCAGAGGCTCTAAATCTTATCCGCAACAGAAAAGGAGCGTTACCGCATATTATGGTGGTAACCGCTGAGCCTACACCTAGTCGGCTTGCATCTATTGCACTGGGTACAGGTGATATTGATTGTGTGTATCATTTCGCACTTTATGAATTAATTAAAGCTGTAAAAAATCTAGGAATGAATGATGCTTATGACATGCTCTCAATAATGGTTGAAGGCAAAAGACTGAAAGATATATCTGACCTACCTCTTGATCTTGCTATCTAAATTGTTATTGACGGCTTTATCATTACGTTTGTATAGAAGTC